CCTTCGCGGACGCCGTACCGGGCTGGTTCAGGAAGTACCTGCGGGCGTCCGCCGGATCGGTGTCCGGCTCGCGCATGTCCGACGCAATCCGCTCCAGGTCCATCCAGCCGGCCGCGTCCCCGTAGACGTACTCCAGCGCGGGCATCAACTGGTCGTCGTCGTGGAGATCCTCGACATGCGGGGCCTCGCGGTGGTCGAAGAGGAGACCGCCGTCCCGGACCCGGCCCGACTGCACGGCCTTGAAGTACTCGTGCGTCGCCTCCGCCACCGAGTTCTCGCCGACCGCGTACATCGTCGATGTCTCCAGCGACCACGGCTCCGCCATGCGGCGCTTCACCAGGTTGCGGCGCACCGTCTTGTGCATCGCCCGCAGCTCGGGCAGCACGTAGAGGTGGATCTCGTCGAAGACGGCGAACGTCTCCTTGCCACCGTCCTTGGCGGCGCCGGACGAGGTCGAGGGGACGATCTCGCCGCCGCCCTCGATGAAGATCCGGCTCGACGTCTGCGCCGACCTGCCCAGGTCGATCCCCGGGAACTCATCGCCGAAGTTCTCAACGAGGTGCTCCAGCATCGCGGTGACGTTGTCGTAGGTGTTCCCGGCCTGGTTCTCCTCCGTCGCCAGAGCGCGAATGAACGGATACACCTGCTCGCGACCAACCGGCTCGCCGCTGGCATCCCAGCCGTCGAACCGGCACGGACCCAGCGCCTCGAAGCACACCAGCGCGCCGGCGAGCTCGCTCTTCGCCCGGCCCTTGGGGCGGGACAGGAACGCGCGGTTGACCTTCCGGCGCCCCGTCACCGGGTCGAGGCGGTAGGCCTTGACGATGAACGCGGCCATCTCATCGTCGATGACGAGATCCTGGCCCTGCACGTCGCCCGGACCGTGGCACAGGTAGTGCTCGATCCACTCGATCGCCTCGAAGCCGAGGGAGACGAACCGGTCCCCGTCAGCTATCCGCCGGGCCATCGACGACCTTCAACACCCGGTCGCGCCGCGACGACGCACCGCGGGCCTTGGCCGGCCGCCGGCCAGCCTGGTCCTCTTCCGGATCGGCCACCGTCCAGCGGAGCCGGATCCGGTCCGCAGCCGTACCGCCCATGGCCGCCTCGTTGAGACGGATCTCGGAGAGCAGATCCTTCTTCGGCTCCTCCCAGTACAACTGCACCAGCTCGGCGAGCATGTGCAGCCGCTGCCAGTCCGTAGGCAGGAACATGGCGGCCTGCGGGCTGCTTCGCCACGTCTCGTACCAGGCCAGCGTGCGGCTGTCGTAGTCGTGTCCGCCCGGGAGTTCAGGCGTCGCCCCGTCGGGGCCTGTGGCCGGAAGGACCGTCGTCGTGACCGCGTCGGCATTGCGCCGGCGCCGCTGGGACTGATCCTTGGGCAGGGGGCCGTTTCCAGGCATCAAGATCACCTCTGTCGTGCCATTGCGGCATCGAGCCGACGGCCGTTGCGGCGCGTCGATAGTTACACAGGGTTACCGAACCAAGATCGAATGACTTTGGAGACCCGTACAGAATGCGATGTCCCTCCCCGAAGGTCCGGGCATGATCAACTGAGACCCCATCCCCCCTACCCTCTGTAGTCAGAGAGCGGAGACGATCACTGGCCACCGTCGCCTCGGCCGGCATCGCGCCGATCGCTCGGCATGGTGGTCGCCGGGGTACTGGTACGACTGCGCGTGGTCGGTGGCGACTGCGTAGCCGAAGGCGGGCTCGGGCGTGGCCGGCTCGGGGTCTGGTCCGGCGGCCATGAGCCGGGCGGCAGCTTGCTCGGCTCGGGCGAGTGCCTTGCGGCCATGGCCTTTGATCTTGATGTCTACTCGGCGGTAGCCGCTGATGACCGTGACGAGCACGGGCCTGCCTTCGCATCGGGGATGGGTGGGCGCTGGCGGTGCAGCCCAGTGCGTGGACTGTCAGCCGCTGGTTCGGCTGTCTCGTGCGTCTCCGGTCTCGACCACGTCGGCGACGCGCAGCATGACCGCCCTCTCGATCCATCCGAGCCCGTCGCTGTGGCACATGCTGAGGCGGACCTGGCCGTCGGTTTGCAGCACCTTCAGTAGGACGATGGCGCCGGCTACGAGCTCGTCCTTGGTGATGGTCGCGGTGATGCCGAGTGCGTTGAGCGCGTCACCGATGGGCTGCTCGGCATCGCTCACTGGCCTGCACCATCGTGCTGTTGGGCCAGCATGTCGCCGATGTGCAGCAGCGCCTGCGCCACGGCGATGGTGGCGATGGCCTGAGCCTTGGCGGCATGGGCTGCGACGACTGGCGTAGGGATCTGTCCGCTCGGCAGGCTGTTGAGGTCGGCTGCTGCCTGTGCGAGGGCTTGCCCGGCGAGCGTGCGGTACGAGGGTGGCGTGCTCATTGGCCCTCGCTTCCACTGCCGAGTTCGACGCGCAGTCGATGCACGCGTTCGAGTGGCCAGCATCCGTGCTCGGACAGCGCGCGCATTGCCTCCGGGTGGACGTCGGGTCCGGCGGTGGCGAGCAGCCGGAGCCAGTCCCGGTCGATCCACTTGACGTTGCTGTGATACGCCTTGCAGCCGGTTGGGCCGGGGAGTTGTATGCCGAGACAGGCCACCTCGATCAGTGGGTACGAGTATCGGCCCGCGACGAGATCGCAGCGCTCGTGACCTCCGAACCGCGCGCGGACGTTGAGACCGTTCGCCTCGTCATAGGTGAGGTCCGGCCCGATGAGTATGCCCGGATCGTGGCTGAGGCAGATCGCGTTGTAGGTGCTGCTCACGGGGTCGGCGCCGGCGCTTCAGGCCGTGTCTCCGGTTCGGGCGCCGCGGTGAGCGCCTTGATGGTGGCGCAGGGGTAGAGCATGTATCTGGTGGTCGTGCTGCCCGTGTCGTCGATGAGGGAGCAGTGGGTGCAGATCTCCTGGCCCTGGTAACTGTCGGGGCAATGGAGGCGGTACGCGGCCTGGATGGCGTCCCGCTGCGCCTGACGTTCGCGGCGGATACCTCGGGCGGCGTTGAGGACGTCGTCCCAGTCGCGGAGCCGGTCCAAGCCGAGCGCATCCGTAAGTTCGGCTTTGCGCTGTTCGTTTCGATCGCGAACGCGCGTAAGGCTCTCCCTGGTCGCGATGGAGCGCTGCATCCACTCGTCTCGGGAGCGGGTCATCTCGGTGAGCGCTTCGCTGTCGCCGCCTACGAGCACGGCGGCCGGGAGATCGACTCCGTTGGCGGGGATGTCGACGGTCTCCGGGAAGTAGAGGATCGCGCAGGCGCCGAGCTGTTCGGCCAGTTTGTCCCACGGTGATTCCGAGGGTTCGAAACCGAGGATGTACCTCTGCGGCTCGTGCTCGTCGATGACGAGCGCGAAGGGCGGCCGTTCGTCGCCCGGGCCTGCGGGGAGTTCGAGGATCTGGATGCGGGCCACGTCAGTTCGCCTCCCCTTCGGCGGGGAGGTGGACGGGGACAGACTTGGATTCCGCTTCCGGATCGTGCTTGGGACGGAGGTCTTCCTCATCGCCAGCGGGCTTGTCGCGCCACCAGTAGACGTGCGGGTACAACAGGTCGACCTTCGCCTCGTCGCGCTCGCTGTCGTCATCGCCGTCCCGGTCGAGGGACCACGCGGCGGGCGGGAAGTCGGCGACACCGACCGGCTTGAGAATCACGCACCCCTGGTCGAGGCAGCTCACACTCGACACGACTGCGGGCGTATCCCGGTAGTAGGCGCGGCGCCCGAGGAGCTGCTCAGCCAGCGGGGTGCCGGACCGCCAGTTGATCGCGGAATGCTCCATGAGCTGCTGCGCGATACGCCGGATCTCCAGGAGCTGATCCAGCGGGTTCGAGCGGATGAACCCTTCCCAGACCTGCTGCCGGGCGAGGGCGAGCGTCCACGTCCCTTCGGCGCGGATCTCGTCGCGGCCCTTCCAGTCGTTGACCTCGCGCCGGTTGGCGGTGTGGAAGGCGACGTCGATCTGAACCTGGTGGCCACGGAACTCCGACCAGTGGGTCCCGTCGCCGGACACGTCAGCCCAACGCCAGTGCGTATCGCGGTTCAGTTCGTCGGGGGCGCCGATGGTCTCGCGGGCGAGGGCGGGCGCCCCGAGGCGGGGCGGGGCGATCTCTACGTAGTGGGGCTGGCCTTCGAGGAGGAGCCGGTCGGGCACGTAGCGGTCGTTGCGGTCGGCCATGTCAGCCCGCCTTGGGCTGGCTGGTGTGGACCGGCTGCCCACTGTCGCTGGTCACCGGGTCCTCATCCACGAGGGTGTACGTCTTGCCGCCGTCCTTCGACATGGCGCGCGAGTCGCGGACGTTCTGCCAGATCGGGTAGCCGCTCATCCCGGAGCGGTCCTCCCACTCGGCGGGGTCGTCGGTGATCGGGCTCAGCGGCTGGTACCGGAGCAGCTTCTCCAGCACGGCGGTGGAGTGGGCGGCGGAGAAGCCGCTGTGGCCCATCTCGGCGAAGGCCGCGACGACCTTGCACAGGCCGTCGGTGAGCCATGGCTCCTCGCCGATGAGGGCGAGTTCGCGGCGGGCGTGGTTGACGAGAGGGCTGTCGGTCTCAGTACGGGCCATCGGTTCATCTCCAGGATGTGCGGAAGCCCCGGGCCTGGAGACGCCGGGGCTTCCTTCCTGCGGTAGCTGGCCGCAGGCATTGGGGGGTCAGTCGCGGCGGTTCCATCCGCCTTGCTGGCTGGGGTTGTTGGCTGTTTCCTTGGCGTGGCACGGCGGGCACAGTCCGCGTCCGTGCCGTGGGTCGTCGGGGTCGTGGCCCTGTTCGACGAGTTCGCGGCGGCTGAGTGGCCAGTGGTCGGCGTGTACGGATGGCTGGCCGCAGCGCTCGGGGTGGCCGTGGCCGGTGTCGGTGCAGACGCACGCGGGGTGCTTGGCGAGGACGCCGGGGCGGAAGCGGGTCTCGTGCTCGCGGCCGTAGCCGCGCTGCCGTGCGGTGCCGCGGCGCTGATCAGCTTCGCGACGGTGGTCGGGGCAGCGTCCGCCACGATCGGTGAACTCTGGACATTCGGGCGTGCTGCATACGCGCCAGCCGGTGCGTCTGGGCATGTTCACCGCCGTCGGGGTTGCCGGTCACGATCCGGTGGAACCGGCGCGGGCGGCGGCCGTGCTCTGGGATGCTCGCGAGCATGTCTACCTACCGGAAGTTGCTGCTGCCCGCTGCCCTGCTCGCCTTGCTGACGGCCTGTTCGTCGTCGCCTTCGAAGCCTGCGCCGTTCACGCTGTCCGGGGCGGTGACGCTGGCCAGCGGGGCGACGGACGCCTCGGACGGTGTGAGTTGCACGGGCTGGGCGGGTGCGGGCTTCGGCCAGGTGGTGGAGGGCGCGCCGGTGGTGGTGGTCGACAGGGACGGCGTGAGGGTCGGGGCCGGTTCGCTCGGGCTGGGGAAGGCGCCAGCGGGGTATGCGGTGCCGTGCCGGTTCCTGTTCCGCGTGGCGGGGGTTCCGGCTGGCGCGGGGCCATATCAGGTGCGGGTCGCCGACCAGAAGGCGGTCGCCGTGTCGGAGGCGACGGCGAGAGGGGGCCGATTCGCAGTGTCGTTGGGCTGAAAGCCCAGATAGTCCAGCTCAGGCGCCGACAGCGACGGCGTACATCACCGATGCGGTGGCGCTCAGCGAGCCGACGGTGATGCTCGACGGCAGGTCCGACTGGGCCGAGAGGTTGTTGGCGAGCACCGGGGCCTGCTGCGGCTCGGATCCGGGTGCGACGTTGACGCCGGTCACGGTGGGGGCTGCTGCGGCGGTGACGACTAGGACGCCGATGGCGTACTGCTGGCCGGCCTGCACGGTCTGCGCAGCCGCGAGGGTGCGGGTGTAGGAGGTACTGACGCCCGCGAAGACCGCAGTGTCGGAGGTGATCGCCGACAGGAGCGTGAGGTTGCCGCTGGCGTCCACCGCGTACAGGCCGAAGCGGGCCAGGGTCGGGGTGGCGCCTGCCGCAGTCGTGCCGCTGGACACCCGGATGCCAGTCACAGTCGCTGTGCGGCGGGCCACGAAATAGGCCAGGCGCAGCGTCCCGGTGGACATCGTCAGGGTGGCGGCGGTGGCCTCGGTGCGGCGGATCGTCTCCTGCCCATTGTCGGGGTGCCCGTCTGCGCGGGCATCCAGGACAGCGGGGAGGCTGGAGGAGTTGCGGCAGCCGGTCATGGTGTTGCCGACCGCGAGCGAGCCCGGCACCTGCAAAGGGTAGACGCCGTAGTTGGTGTATGGGGTGGTGCGGGAATCGATCACGTCGTTGTTGCGGACGACGCAGGCGGAGACGGTCGCCGGGAACGAGCACAAGACTCCGACGTTCTGCGTGGTGTCGCTGGACGCGATCGCGGTGGTGCCGTCGGCGAGGAACTGCGTGCCACTGTCCACGATCAAGTTGTTGGTGATCGCGCAGGCGGTCGCGCCGTCGTAGCCGATGGCCGCCTTCGGGGCGTGGAGGATCGTGTTTCCGTCGATCTTTATGCCGTAGGCGATCGACGCACCAGGACTGCCCGGGCTGCTGGATGAGCCGCGCAGGAGGATGCCGTAGATGCTGGAGTCCGTGACGGCGTCGGCGTCGCCGCGGACGTAGTTCTTGTCGATGGTGTTGCCGGTGATGCTCCCCCAGGTAGGGGCGTCCTGGACGCGGATGCCGGTCTGGCCAATGTTCTTGATCACGTTGCCGGTGCACGCGAAAGTCTGCGGGCCAGCGGTTCCGGTGAACCCGCTGAGCCAGATCCCGTCGTAAGCGGCGTTCTCCACCGTGTTCCCGATGACGCTGACCTTGCCGTTGCCGCGGCTGATCGAGAACCCGTTGTCGCAGCTCATCGAGCTGTGGCAGCCGATCACGACGACTTCCTGGTTGAATCCCCAGCCGGCGTCCTTGCAGTTGAAGAAGCGGCAGCCCTCGACCAGGACCCGGCCCCGGCACCCGAAGATCCGAATGGGCAACTCGCTGGTGTTC